ATGATCATTCGTCAATGGTAAAAGAAAATATGAAACCATTTGAAGTGTTGTTTTTCGAAGTCGGTGCTGAGATAATGAAAAATATAAGTGGATTTTTAGCTGTCAATCCAAATAAAACTATACAAAATATCAAAAATAAAGTTAAAGAATCTATATCATTTGTTCGTAGAGGTGGTGATTTAAAGAAGTTAAATAAACTGAAGGTTCAGTTAGAAAGATTGAATGCTATTGGGGGGTTGGATTCAATAGTTCCTTCGGAGGGAATAGTGTTCAAGTACAAAGGGAACACATATAAATTTACTGGTGCTTTCGCTCCAGTAAATCAAATTACTGGACTGATGATGTATTAATTTTCATTATTTCATAATTATTTTATATATGTATATAAAAAGCCTTGTAAATTACAAGGCTTTTGTGTTTTAACTTATATTTATATTTGAAATATTATATTAATTTGAGAGGTAAATATGGCTAAATCTAAAAAATATTCTAAGAATCTTCAAAAAGTCCAAGATATGGTGAGTGGGAATTTTAAAAATAAAGTTCAAGTTGGATATGATTTACATGATAAAAAAAGAAAAGTCGGCGAAGTGTGGGAAGATACAGAGGGAATGAAGTGGGAACAAAAACAAGGATATAGAATTAAACTTGGTAATTTACCGAATGTAGGTATCTTTGATAAACAATGTAATGATTGTGGAAGAAATTGTAGTACAGATAAAAGACATAGGGATACTTTTAATAGGATGAGTAGATGTTTTTATTGTCAAATTGATTTCGAGGCTGATTTGAAATCTAAAGATAAATGGCATGATTGGGTAAAAGAACAGGAAATAAAAAGATGGGAATCTATTTTGGGTGAATTAGAAAATGCCGTAGATGAAAGAGATTCTAAAAAATTATTTGATGAAAAAATAGCCAATGCATTGGCTAATGAAAATATAGATAGTACTATTATATCTAATAAAAAATAAATTGGAGATTAATTATGAATTTAGCAAGTAAAAAATTATTGTGTGCGGGTGTATGTTTTTTAGCGGCAACTGCTTTTGTTGTTTTAGGAAAAGCCGAGTTTCAAGCTTGGGCTGATTTTACTAAATGGATATTTGGTATTTACGCGGCAGGTAATGTTGGTGAACATGCTTCTAAAACTTTGAGTGCTAAATAATGAAAATAAGTAAATCTGAACTCAAGGAAATAATACGTGAAGTGGTAAAAAATGAGATAGAAAAAAATCAAAAAGTTAAATTAGCTAAAAGGCTAAGAAAATCTATTGCACCTAAACCTTAAAATTTAATAACATTAAAGGAAATAATTATGAAGATAAATAAATCCGAATTGAGAGAAATGATAAAAGAAATAATATATGAGATGTTGTCATCCAAAGAAAAGGTTGAAAATATCAATGAAAATAAAAAAATTAAGTTAAAAGATCTAATATCTGAAGAAATATATGATTGGCAAGGAAAATATGATAAGGATTTTAAATTTAAAGTGGGCATGTTAGTAAAAGATATAAATCCAGAGTGTCCACATAGAAATTCTGAGGGTGAAGTAACTAAAGTATCCGGAGATAAGGTAACTTATGTAGCTACTAATAATGGTAGAAACTGGGAAGTAGGACAAGAATTAACAAAAACTACAGATAATTTGACTCCATTGGCTGAATTTCCATTTGCAAAGGATTTTACTGAAGTTGGGGATGAAAAGGGAGATAAATAGATATGAAGATGATGAAATGGTTGATAGGTATAGCAGCTGCTATTAGTGGAATATTAGCTTTATTTGTTCCTAAAAACTCCAAAAAGGTGAAAGAAGTTAAAAATAAAATTAAAAAAAATGAAAAGAGTAGGAAAGAAATAAAAAAACAATCTAAAAAAATAGAAAAGGAAATAGAAAAAATAGATGAATCTATACAGGATAAAAAAGTAGAATTGAAATCACTGAAAGATAGTAAGAAAAATATAAAGCATGATAATAAAGATGTAAAAAAGGCTGATAATAGACTAAGAAATATAGCTAAAAGGAGAAAGTAAATGTTAAAATATATTAAATATAATGTAGCGCTTATATTTTTTTTATTTTTAGGATTATCTGTTATATACGCTAATGAGGAAATCTGTTATACTGAAGAAGAAGTTTTAGCTATAGATAATTATATATCAGAATTAGAAGATAAGGATAGTATAAATATAAAAATAATTGATAATTTGGAATATCAACTAGATATGTATATATATAGAATAGAAAAAGATAGCTCACTAAAGGTTTTAAAAGATAATGAAATATTGTTATTGGAAAATCAAGTTAATAATTATAAAGAATTGAATGTTTTAATTAAACCTAAGTGGTATGAAAAACCGTTATTTTTTGTTTCTGGATTTTTATTGGGTACTATATATGGAGTAATTAAATAAAATGTCAAAACCTTCATTAAAAGATGCTATACGTAGAGAGTATTTAAATTGCGCTAAAGAACCATCGTATTTTATGAAAAAATATTGTTTAATACAGCATCCAACTAAAGGTAAAATTAAGTTTAATTTATATCCATTTCAGGAAAAAACATTAGGTGAATTTGTTAAGGAAGATTACAATATTATTCTAAAATCTAGACAACTTGGATTGTCAACATTAACTGCTGGATATTCATTATGGTTAATGTTATTTAATCAGGATAGAAATATTTTATGTATAGCAAAAGATAAAGATACTGCTAAAAATCTTGTTACAAAAGTAAGAGTCATGTATGAGAATATACCATCTTGGTTAAAAACAAATGTAACTGAAGATAATAAACTTTCGTTAAGATTCCAAAATGGCTCACAGATAAAAGCTGTAGCTGCTACTGCTGAAGCTGGTCGTTCTGAAGCATTATCTCTATTAATTCTTGATGAGGCAGCTTTTATTGAAAATATAGATACAATATGGGCTGCGGCACAACAAACATTGGCAACTGGTGGTAGTTGTATAACATTATCTACTCCAAATGGTGTTGGTAATTGGTTTCACAGGACGTGGGTAGATGCTCAGGATAACAATAAAAATGGATTTAATTTTATAGAATTACCTTGGACAGTACACCCAGATAGAGATAAATCTTGGAGAGATGAACAAAATATTAAGTTAGGTCCAACACTTGCGGCACAAGAATGTGATGCTGACTTTCTTACTTCAGGTAATTCTGTAGTAGATCCGTTAATTCTTCAATGGTATAAAGAAACAATGGTAATAGACCCTGTAGAAAAGACAGGGTTTGATAGGAATCTATGGATATGGAAACAACCAGATTATACAAAAGAGTATATAGTAGTTGCTGATGTGGCTCGTGGTGATGGTGCTGATTATTCAGCTGCACAGGTATTTGACATAGATGAGTTAGAACAGGTGGCGGAGTATAAAGGACAATTGTCAACAACTGATTATGGACATTTTCTTATAGATTTGGCGACAAAATATAATGATGCCTTACTTGTAATTGAAAATAATAATATTGGATGGGCTACTATTCAAACAGTTATAGATAGGGGATATAAAAATTTATTCTATCAGTCCAATGATTTAAAATATGTTGATGTTGAGCATCAAATGATATCTAATAAATATAGAGCTGAAGATAAGAGATTAGTAGCTGGATTTAGTACAACAATTAAAACTCGTCCATTAGTGGTTTCCAAAATGGAAGAATATACCAGAGAAAAGTTGGTTAAATTGAAATCTAGTAGGTTAGTTGATGAGTTGTTTGTATTTATATATAAAACTGGATCTATGCAATCTAAAGCCGAAGCTATGGAGGGGTATAACGACGATTTGGTTATGTCTTATGCTTTGGGACTGTGGATAAGAGATACAGCATTGAGATTGAAGAAAGATAAAGATGATCATCAAATATCTATGATGAATTCTTTATTAAATAGTAATGGAAGTAAAGAATATCAATCTACAGGATTTTCTAAAAGTAATTATGGTAATGATCATAATCCATGGAAATGGAATCAGGCTGGTGAAGATGATAATGATTTAACGTGGTTAATAAAATAAAATAATATAGGATAATTTAAATGGCTGATAATAATAATATTTTTTCGAGATTAAGACAACTATTTCAGAGTACTATAATAATAAGAAAAGGGCTGAAGATGATAAGATTAGTTGTTAAAGATATCGACTATAATCAACAGGGATACACTAGCAATTTTATAGATAGATATAATAGATTGATGCAAAGTTCATTTGGAGCTTCTTTTGCTAGAACACAAAATCCGGCATTTGATGTGCAGAGAATAGAATTATTTAAAGATTATGAACTTATGGATACCGATCCTATAATATCTTCTGCTTTAGATATATATGCTGATGAATCTACCGTAGATAATGTAGAAGATGAAATTCTAACTATAAAGACTGAAAATGTTGAATTATATAAAATTTTACATAATCTATTTTATGATATATTAAATGTAGAATTTAATTTGTGGTCTTGGATAAGAAATTTATGTAAATATGGTGATTTCTTTTTAAAATTAGATATATTAGATCAACATGGAGTTGTAAATGTTCAACCCTTATCATCATATGATGTAATAAGAATGGAAAATCATGATCCATCACATCCCTCATTAGTACAATTTGTATTAACTAATAATACTGGTGGAGGGAGTACCCCCCTAAAAGAACCTATAGAAAATTATGAAATAGCACATTTTAGATTACTTTCAGATTCTAATTTTGCTCCTTATGGTAAATCTCAATTGGAAGGATCTAGAAAAATATTTAAAATGTTAACTCTTATGGAAGATGCTATGTTAATTCATAGAATTATGAGAGCTCCAGAAAGAAGAGTATTTAAAGTAGATATTGGAAATATTCCACCCAATGAAGTTGAATCTTTTATGAATAAAGTTATTGATAAGATGAAAAAAACTCCAGTAATAGATCAACAAACTGGAGAATATAATTTAAGATATAATATACAATCAGTAACGGAAGATTTCTTCTTACCTGTTCGTGGTAGTGATAGTGGGACATCTATAGAACCATTACAGGGATTACAATATGATGCCATTGATGATATAGAATATTTAAGAAACAAAATGATGGCGGCTTTAAGAATTCCAAAGGCATTTTTGGGATATGAAGAAGGCGTTGGTTCTAAAGCTACATTAGCAGCAGAAGATGTTAGATTCTCAAGAACTGTACAGAGAATACAAAAAATTATTGTTTCTGAATTAAGTAAAATAGCTATTGTTCATTTATATACACAAGGTTTTGAAGATGCTGAATTACTTAATTTTCAATTAGAATTACAAAATCCATCTACTATTCATGAACAAGAAAAATTAGAATTAATGTCTCAAAAAATAGATTTAGCTACAGCTGCTAAAGATGCTAAAATGTTCTCTAATCAGTGGATATATGAACATATTTTTGATTTTAGTATAGATGAGATGAAAACTGTAATATCACAGGTACTTGAAGATACTAAACAGAAATTTAGATTGGATCAAATTGAGATGGAAGGTAATGATCCGGCTAAATCTGGAGAAAAATCTGATCAAGTTGAGGGTGATGATACTAAAATGAGAAGAGATGAAGATTGGGGAGGAAGTGAAAAAGATTTAGGTTACAATAATGAAAAACATTGGGGTAGAGATAGATTGGGTAAAAAATCTAAAAATGTATTCAAACGTAAATCTAAAAAGGATCCAAATAAAGGTAAGTTTAAGGGCGGAAGTCCACTTGCCACAAATAAAGCTTCTACTGTAGTTTCATCTTATAATAGTATATTGGATTCTTTAAAGAAAACTTATGGTAAAAATGTTAATGGTACTGGACTGTTAAACGAAGATTCTATAATAAATGAGGAACATTAAAATTAATTTTTTATAAAATTATAATAAATAAAAAAAATTATATATTTATATATGATTAATTATATCCTTAAATGGAGAAAGGCGTATGACTGTGAGAAAGACAAAACATCTGAAAATCAGAAATACTGGACTTCTATTTGAATTTCTAGTAAGAGAACTTACATCTGATATTTTTAATAATAATAAAAGTACTAAATCTATTGATATTATAAAAAGAAGATTTAATGAAAATACTGAACTTGGTAAAGAATTAGATTTATATAATGTTTTATTAAATAAGAAGTTTAAGAGCGATAAAAAGGCTGATTTTTTAA